GTGGGCGCAGTCGTAGTGCTCCTCCGGCTTGCCGCCGTGGTACGAACGCCAGCCCTCGTCCTTGTCCGTGATCGGGAGGCCGCACAGGGTGCAGGTGCCAAGCGCGTCCTGGTCCTTGTCGGGGGGTGCTGGGCGCACGGCCTTGTCGGGGGTGGGTGCTGGGCGCACGGCCTTGTCGGGGGAGGTCATGGCTGGGTGTCCGTGTCGCGGCGGCACGTGTACTCGACCGACAGACTCACGATGACCGGGCGGTGGCACTCGGTGCAGTCGAGTGATTCGCTGTGTCCGTCGAGGTCGCTCAGGCGCGCGCCCGGATCGTCCTCGCCGTCGATGACCTCGACGCACCACGGACAGACGATGCGGCCGATGTTCTTGGTTTCGTGGAAGCCGGACGCGCTCGCGTCGCGTTTCGGCTTGCTGTCGGATGGTTCGGCATCGTTCATGGTTGACCTACAGGTGGGGTGTCGGGTGGCGGGGCCGTGGTGGCTGCGAGTTACGGAATGGGGTGTTATCGGCCGCTCGGTTGAGCGTCGGGCGATCCGGCAGTGAGAGAGGCCAGGTCGGCCTCCCCCGCGCGATAGCCGTCCGTCCACGATTCGCGGCGCTTGTTCCGCAGCAGGAAGCGGACGCCGATGAACGGCTCGCGCTTCGCCACGTCGTACATATCGCACGTCACGGCGCGGACGCACACGCCCCGGCGAACGACGCGTCCGCCTCGCTCCTCCTGCAACTCGTGACCAAGCTGCGGATGGTTCGGGATGACCATGCCTGCGGTGATCTTCACGGCGTCTCCTTCGCGCGCTCCGGCGTGGTGTCGGGGGGTGCGGCGGGGGATGAGGTGAGAACAATCCTGGCGCGCTTCTCAGCAGGCCACGACGCGACCTCCTTGGATGCGCGCCGCAGTTGGCGGCGAATGTTGGCCCAGGTGTACTTCACGTCCCCTCCCCCGCGTCGGCGTTCGGTGGCGGCGGGAGCGGGCGCTCCTCGTCCTTCCACCAGCCATCCATGCCGTCGCAGGTACGGCACACGTTGAACTCGCTGTTGAACTCGCCGCCCCACCATCCGCCGTCGCCGTCGCACTCGGGGCACACGACCCATTCGGGCTCGCGCTTGTCAGGCTCCACGGTTGTCCCCCTCCCGCTCCCCCGCAGCCGCGTCAGGTGCCCCCGCTGGGTGCGCGGAGAGGGCGGCGTCGTAGTCGGCAAGCGCGTCGATGAGGCGCCGACACACTTCCTGTGCGTATACGTCCTCTACGTCGGACTGCTCCCAGTCTCGCGCTGCTGCGACCACGCGCTCCGCTGCCTCGGCCCGCTGCTGCCACGCGGCGGCGGAGGCTTCGATGCGCTCCATGTGGCGGACCAGGGCGGCGCGTACCTCCACGCCCGCAGCGACCTCCCGCTCGGCCTTCTCGGCGCGGGCGAGGGCGGCGTCGCGGTCCATCTCCATGCGCCGGTGCTTCTGGTGCCACTCGTGAACGATGGCCTCGGCGGCGGCGGCGCGGAGCACGATGGCCTGGGCGGCCTTGATCGACTCGTAGTCGCCATGGACGAACCTCTGGCCGCTGCCGTCGCCAACGCCCATGGACGCCTCCGGCTTGATCCAGCCGCGTTGCGCGATGCACGCGAGGATGGCGTCGGCAATGCGACCACGCGACGCTTGATCCACTATCTCGGCGTCCGGCAGAGCGGCGATAATCGCCTCCCTGTCCCCGCTGGTGGCGCTGGTGTGGGGGTCGGGGGTGGTCATGGCTGCCGCCTCCTGGCGCGCGGACTCCTCACCCTCCGCGAACCAATCGCGCATTTCCTCGGATTCACTCATGTCGCGTCTCCTTCTCGTCCGCGCGGTTGGGCGTGGGGGTGGGGCGCTTCTTCCGCGTGACTCGCGGTCGCGGGTTGTCGGCCATGATCGTATCGAGCGTGTCGATGAGGTAGGCCGTCGCGTGGCTCACGGGCTCGACTTTCGCAGCAGCATAGACGGCCCCGTGGTTCATGAAGTCGAGGTGGTCGCGCAGGTGCTCGACCAGCAGGCGCGGGACCGGGATCAACTCCAGGTCTGGATCGATCTTGATGCGCATGTTCATCCCTCCCCCGTCCCCGTGGTGCTCGGCGTGGCGGCGAGGGCGGCGTCGATCGCTGCCCGGTCCGCTGCCACCTTCGCCGCCGTCTCCGGGTAGGCGTACGCCAGCGTCTCCTCGTCGCGACCTTCGTGGTCGGACTGGAACACGTAGGACCGTGCAATGGCCAGCGCCTCACGGAGCGCGTCCCGCTCGCGGACGGCAGCGCGGTACATCTCTCCGCTGGTCATCAGCGCATCGTGCGCTGTCAACCGCATGCGACGCTCGTTGTCTCGTTCGCGTTGGCAGTCTGCCAGGCCCTTGAGAAGTCCCTGCACGTCGTCGCTATGCAGGCGACTGCTCGCCTCGCACAGACGACACGGAACGGCCTCGCCTTCCTCGTCGTCAGGCCCGCCCGTTCGCTGCATGAAACCGCCGGCGCCGTCGCACTCAGGGCACCTCACGCTATCCGCCGCCCCTCGCGCCGCCTCAAGCGCGTCGAGGAGGGCGAGGATGGCCTGCGGGTTGGCGGCGGCGATGAAGGCTTCCAGGTTCGCCTGTTCCCGGGTGAACCCAACACACCAGCGATCATGTTCCGGCGTCGCCGCCATGGCTGCCGAGCGGAGGGAGGAGAGGGAGAGCGGGGTCATGGGAGGTCCTCTGGCGCGTGCTCATCCAGCTTCGTCGACTCGCAGTCCGGGCACGCGATCGCGTAATCGTGATGCCAGCCGCGCTGGCTGCCCATCTCCCACGGGCCGATGCCGAAGTCGATGCGGCGCGGCTGCACCATCGCGTTGCAGACTGGGCACCAGGCGGGCTCGGCGCGCTCGCGGTCGTCGTCGTCGCGGTGCCGGCTCACGACTGGATCTCCAGGTCGCGCGTCCACCCGTTCCAGGCGCAGCGCAGCCGGTACATCGGGTTCGCGCGCACCGTGCGCAGCCACCAGCGGCGGAAGCGACGCGAGCGCCGGCAGCAGTCGAGCACTTCGCGCCACCGCTCCGGCTCCGCCTCGCGGATCGAGCGGAACGAGCGGTAGAGCGTCACGCCGTCGGCCCATCGAGCTGGTCTCATGCGTCGTCCTTCGATGCGTCGGTGGTGGGCTCGGGCTTCCGCCACTCGTGCCCGCAGGCCCAGCAGCGGAACGCGCCGCCGATCGGGTGCCGGTCGACGAGCGCGCTGTCGCATCGCTGGCAGAGCGACGGCGGCGGCGGCATGGAGGAGCGCGGGCGGATCACAGCGGGTACCAGCGGTACAGCGTCCCGGCGAACGGCAGGCCGTGCGTCTCGCGGAACCAGGCGACGAGGTCGGGCCAGCTCGCGAAGCCGTCGGCACGCGCGAAGGCGTGTCGGTCGACCTCGGTGCCGTTGACGACGACGATCAGGTCGTCGAGCTCGACATGGTCGGTCCCGGCGATGCGCCCGCGCGCGAGCTCGACCTGCGGGCTGCGGTAGGCGGCGCCGGACCAGCGGCGCAGGCTGACGACCTCACCGATGCCGGGCACGCCCCGCTTGCGCGGCGGCCGCAGCGTCTGCCGCTTCGCGCCGCTGGCGACGAGGTCGGCGAAGCGCGGCTTGAACATGAGGACGATCATGCCGTCGCCTCCGTCCACCGCGCCCGCGCGGCCGCGACGACCTCAGGCCCGGCGAGCCGCTGCAGCAGGCCGAGGACGTCGACCGGGAGCGCGCGGTCGATGCGCGCCCACTCCTGGGCGGCGACGTAGGCCGGCAGCCACGCGGCGAGCATCCGGTCGGCGGGCCGCAGGAGCCGCGTCGCCATGTGCAGGTGGCGGGCGATCGCCGGCGCGTCGCGCAGCTTGAGGGCGACGACCAGGTGCGTCCGGTACGACCGGGCCATCCGGTCCTCGGGCTCCGGCACCTGGGCGAGGACGGACCAGCGAGGGATGCGGCCAGAGCCCGGCGCCTCGCTCGGCCAGTGCGGCCGGCCGTCGATGATGAGCGCGCCGATGCGGTGGCCGGCGCGCAGCAGGGCGACGACGCGGGCGACCTCGGCGACGACCGCGGGCGAGAAGACCCGGTAGCCGTTGGGCAGGCGCATCGGCTGCGGCCAGCCATAGCGCACCTCCCAGGCATGCAGCGTGTGCCGGCCGATGCCGAGCCGCTTCGCGACGTCGTGCACCAGGAGGTCGGTCGGGAACAGCGATCGCGGGCCTGGGCTCATCCGAGCCTCGCGAGCTCGGCGTTGACGCGGCGCAGCTCGGCGGCAGTCGCCTCGCGCAGCGGGCGCATGGCGGCCCGGGCCTTGCGCTCGCCCAGGGCCCGAGCGTCCAGGCTCAGGTCCGCGACTCGGCACCGGAACACCCGGCCGACGTCGCCGGCGAGGTCGTCGGCCAGCTCGAGCGCGCGGTCGCGCAGCGGGCGGAGCTGGTCGCGGATGGCGGCGGCGCGGCGCCACCGGCGGCTGGGGCGGGTCATGGTCAGGCGGCTCCTGCGCTGGCGCGCGCGGCGGTGGGCATGGCGGGGACGTAGCGGCCGTAGCCGCGGCTCGAGCGACGGGCGAAGCCGGCAGCGACGAGGCGCCGGAGGGTCGCCCATGCCTGCTTCGACGTCGGATGGCCCAGCGCGCGGCTCAGCTCCATCGGCGTCAGGGATTGGCGCAGGCGCAGGAGCGCGAGGGCGCGGACCATCCCGCGGCACCGGAGGTCGCCGGTCATCTCGGCGACGTCGGCGGCCTCGTTGATCCCGGCGTCGATGGCGCGGGCGATCGCGCGGTCGAGCGGCTCGACCCCCTGCTCCGCCCGGCGGATCGCCTGGCGGGCGAGCTCGAGGTGGCGCGGTGCGGCGCCGCGGTGGGTCCGGTTCGGTTGGCTCACGACTCGGCCTCCGGCTCGAAGAACGACCGCTGCGTCGGCTCAGGGCGCGCGGGCGCGGGCTGCAAGACCACGGCCGGCCGCAGCGGCGGCAGCTCGCGATCGCGCACCGCGGGCCAGCCGGCCCGGACCTCGGTGAGATCGTCGGCGAGCACCCGGCCCTCGGTGATGATCGTGGTCCGCATGCGCTCGACGGCGACGCACCAGGTCGGGCTCGCGTAGGCCAGGCGCCGCGGGTCCTCGCGGTCGATCATGCGCAGCAGGCACTCGCCCTGCTCGCGGTACGCGCCGCGCTCGCGGGCGGCGCGGTCGTCGAGGTCGGGCTGGCTCATGCCGCCCCCTCGGCGGCCGCGCCGCGGTGGTTCTCGACCCATGCGTCGACCAGGGGCGCGAGGTGCGACGGGAGCCGCGCGGGCTGGTTCGCCTTCCGGCGGACGCCCACGGCGAAGCGCAGGAACCGGCGCGCCTCGTCGGCGCTGCGGCACTGGGCCTGGTGCTGGAACAGACCTACCCACCCCGCCCGGTACTTCTCGCCGGAGTGGAGCCCGAACTCCTCCACCAGCGCGCCGACGTCGATCCTCCCCCCGGGCGCGGCCCGTGAGGCCGGCGCCCCGGCGGCGGCGGTGGCGGTCCTACGGTCGGGAGCTCGGCCGCCGCCACCTCCGCCACCCGCGGTCGCGCCTTGAGGGCGCGCCGCGTGAGCGGCCGCCTCTACATGGATGGATGGATGGTTGGATGGAGGGCAGCCCGAAACGCTGCCGGCGGCACCATTGTTGGCTGCCGCCGGCACTGCCGCCGGCACGTCTTCGGGCTGCCGCCGGCACTCCGCGCCTTCTGGAGCCTGCGCGTCCGTGTTCACTTTCTTGCCGGCGGCACCGTTCTTGGATGCCGGCGGCAGGTCCGGATCGTGCCGCCGGCAATCGCGATCGCCCTGAGAGGAGTTGCCGGCGGCAGGGTTCTCGGGTGCCGGCGGCACATCGCCTTGCCGGCGGCGATGGGCCTCGACGGCGCGCTGGCGGTTCCGCTCGGACACTTCGTGGTAGTGCAACTCGCCGTCGAGGTCGTATCCGACGAGCGCGAGGTCGTCGCCGTCCCAGGTGCCCAGCTCGGACTTGATGAGGTGGTCGACGTCCGCGCGCATGCAGTCGGTGCGCGAGAACCACTGGCGGTCGTTCCAAAGCTTGCACCCGACGATGCGGCCGCGGTTCTCCTGGTCGGCGCAGTACATGTGCAGCGTCAGCCAGCAGCCGCGCGCAGCCATGTCGGCGTCCTTGAAGACGACGCTGCGGGTGAAGCGGCTCTGGATCTTCGCGTACTGCATCAGTCCCCCGCCTTCTCGGACGACGGCCCGACGTCGGCGATCATGTTCTCGATCAGGTCGCGGACGTCGCGCCAGTTCCTGAACGCCGCGCGGTGCTTCGAGACGTGGCGATACACGTGGTCCGCCGGCACCCCCTGCCGCACCAGCTCAACGAGCAGGTCCCTGGCGATGTACCTCGCGTTGCTCCATGGGAGGAAGCAGCCGATGCGATTGATCGCGCGGTGCGCCTCCGCCGCCTCCGGGTCCTCGCGCTCCATCTTCCGGACGCGGCAGATGCCGCTGATCTTCGAGTAGGCGGTCTCGGCCGGGTACTGGTCGTAGGCGATCGCGACGGCGGCGATCACCTCCTGCACCCCGAACTTCCGGACGAGGTTGCGCATCTCGCGCTTCCCCTGGTCCGTCAGGGTCCTGCCGGCGATGCGATCGAAGGCGTCATTGATGGCCTCGGTCTCGACGTCCATCCGCGAGAGCTCGACCTGCCAGTCGGCCATCATCCGCACCTGGTTCCGCCGCTCTTCGATCATGTCCGCCTGGTTCCTGGCGAGCACGACGGCGGAGTCGTCGGCGATGGCGCGGTCGCTCTTCCCGCTGTTGCAGGTCCAGCACGACGTCGCGAGGTTCATGAGGTCATCGGTTCCGCCATCGGCCACCGGCTTGATGTGGTCGACGTTGAGGACGACGTCGGGCGCCTTCCCGCCGCAGTACTGGCAGGTGAAGCGATCGCGCTTGAAGACCTCGAAGCGGATCGTGTTCGACAACTTCCGACGTTCGGTCATGCGTGTCCTCGTGTGCCAGCGCGGCTGTTGCTCGGCGTGCTGGCGGCCGCCGTGAATGGAGGTGGCCGGCCCGACTGTCCTCGCGCGCCCATCGGGCCGGCCGTCGGCACCTGCCGCTGGCCGTGATGTGCCTGGGCGCGCTCGGTGGTCAGGCTCCGGCGGCGGCGTCCTTTCCGACGGAGGCGGCCGGCTCGGGCTCGTCGCCGAGCCGCTTCGCCGGCAGGCGGACGAGGAGCGCGGCCGACTCGGGACCGATGAACGCCAGGGCCCGGCCGACCTTCACGGGGATCCCGCAGAGGGCGCCGCCAGCGGCGAGACCGGGGTGAGGTTCGTCGCTCTCGAGCGAGCGCGGCTTGCCGATGATGTCGCCCCACTCGCTCGCCCACTCCTTCGCGCTGACGATCGGCAGGAGCGTCGCGATGCCGTTGGCGACGTCGGTCGCGAGGTAGCGGGCGAAGCTCGCCCCCCGTGGCGCGACGGGCGCCACCTGCTGCGGCTTCCCGGTCGAGGCGGTGGCGCGGTTGAACGCCGCGGCCTCGACCTGGTCGAGCGTGACGCCGAGTTGCTCGAGCGACTGGATGCCGCTGGCCTGGTCGTGCTCGGCGTCCGTGGCGGTGGCCGCGGGCGCGTCCTTGCGGCTGCCGGCGCTCGCCGCGGGCGCGTCCTCGCGCCGCAGCAGGTCCTCGGCGTCCGTCGGCTCGCTCGCCATCTTCTCGCCGCGGCTGGGTCCGCCCTCGCCGACGACGTCGCGCAGGTCCGTCTGCCCGGGCTCGGAGCGCGCGTGCTCGGCGAGCTCCTCCGCGAGCTTCGCCATCGCCTTGCGGTGCTCGCTCAGGTTCTCGGCCAGGCGCCGCTCGGTCGCCGCCATCTCGACGTGCTTCTGCGCCAGCGCGGCGCCGTGGTCGATGTGCCGCTGGAGCGCCGCCATGCGCATCCGCATTTGCGCCATCTCGCCCTCGGCGTCGAGGTCGCGGGCGATGCGGTTCGCCGGCACGCCGTCGAGCGTGGAGCCGGTCTCCGTCGCCAGGTCGTAGAGGACGAACGACCCGTGGTCGGCGATGTTCCGGATGATGGCCTTCTTCGGCGGGTGGCCGTCGGTCAGCAGCAGGACGGACGAGCCGACGTCGTGCGGCCAGGCGATCCGCTTCGGGCTGGCCTGCGCCTCGGCGACGTGGTCGCCCAGGGTCTTCTCGGCCGGCTCGGATACTCCATCACCCGATGCAGTATCGGGCTCCGGGGCGATACTCTCTCCTGACGGCTGCGCCTCGGCGGCGAGCGCCTCGCGATGCTCTGTGTGGGCGACGCTGGCGATGAGCCCCACGAGGTTCACCCGGTCGCGGTCGACGATGACGAATCGGTCGTCGGCCTTGATGAGGCGCAGGACCGCCAGCTCGCGGTCGGGCGTCCACTCGCCGCCGTAGAGGTGCAGGATCGCCTCGCGCACCGGGGTCAGGCCGGAGCACTGGCCGAGGTGGCGCTCGAGCTCGTCGAGCGAGGGCTCGTGCGACTTCGCCTTCCCGCGCTTCGGCGGCGGCGTGTCCGCGGGCGCCTCTGCGGCGACGTCCGGCGCGGTGAGCACCTCGGGCTCGGTGGTGGGGGCGGCCTCGTCCTTCGGGGCGCGGCGGCGGGACGTCTTCGTGGGCATCGGGCTGGGTCCTGGGGGTCGTGGTGGTTGAAGGGCGGCCGGTCAGTGCTCGCCGGGCGCGGCGGGCGTGGTGGGATCCGCGGGGGCGATGTCGGCGGAGTGGCGGCGCGGCGAACGCAGCCGCTTCCATTCGCGGTGGTACTGCCGGCGATCGACGAGGATCAGCCCCGTCGGCCGCCAGGGCCGCGCCAGGCCGTGCGCCCGGCGCCACTTCGTCACGCTGTTCGGCACGACGCCGGCGGACTCGGCGATGCGGCGGCACGAATCGCCGGCGTTGTGCATCTCCATCGCCTCCGCATGCGTCAGCCGGCCCAGCATGCCGCGGGCGCGACTGCCGGCCTTGAGCTGCGAACGGTGGCAGGAGCGGCGGGTGGTGGCGGCGTCGTCCCGCGCGAGGACGGCGAGTTCGTGCTGGGTGAAGGTCACGGCGCGGCCTCGCCGACGGCCATGTCGAAGAGCGACGTCTGGCCGCGGTCGATCGCCTCGGCCGTGCGCAGGTTGTCGCAGGCCGAACGCCAGTAGGACTCCTTGAGCTCGACGCCGACGAACCGCCGACGCAGGCGGACCGCCTCGTAGCCCTCAGAGCCGATGCCGGCGAACGGTGACAGGACGAGGTCGCCGGGGTTGGACCAGAGCTTGATCGCGCGCTCGATGACGCCGAGCTGGAGCGGGCAGAGGTGGCGCTCGTCGTCGGTCTCGCGCGCCTGGCGCACGTTGAGCACGTCGGTCTCGGCGATGCCGTCGCCGTTCGGCGCCCAGTCCTCGGCATACCACACCGGCCGCGCCCACCGGATCCATTCCTCCTGGCTGATCCAGCCGTCGGCGTTGTCGTACTTCTCGCTGATACCGGCGCGGATCGGCTCGCCGGAATCGCCGTCCTTACGGAACTGCAGCAGGTAGTCGGCCATCGCCATGTGCATGTGCGACGAGTCGGTCGCGAGCGTCTTGAAGAGCAGGCCGCGATCCTTCGTCCGGATCGCCTTCACCTGCGGGTTCTTGTCGATGCAGACCTCGCCGTAGTAGCGCCAGCCGGCCCTCTCCATCGTCGCGATGACGGCGCCGCGGAAGTCGCGCATGCCGATGAAGCCGTCGGTCGTCTTGTGCGCGGCGTACTGCGTCAGATGGACGCAGCAGTGCCGTCCCGGCTTGGTGACGCGCAGCAGCTCCGGGACGAGGAACCGGTAGTGCGCGATCATCTCCTCGAGCGACGTCGTGTTGCCGATGTCGTGCGGGCTGTTCGTGTAGGTGTACATGCCCGGGAACGGCGGCGAGAAGACCGTCAGGCCGACGCTCGCGTCCGCGACGTGGCGAAGCTGCTTCACGCAGTCGCCGAGGTACATAGTCCAGGCGTCACCCGACGCGACCGCCTCGGCGTACGGCATCTCCTGGCGCACCGCGCTCTCGCTGAGCGAGACCTCGCCGGCCATCTCGCGAACGATGTTGTCCATCATCTCCCTCGCCTGTTGTTCCTTGCGGTTGATGTTCTCGACGACCACGCCCTCGGCGGTCGATGTGATGACGTGCGCGGTGACGGGCCGCTTCTGCCCGAAGCGCCAGCACCGGCGGACGGCCTGGTAGAACTGCTCGAACGAGTCCGAGAGCCCGACGAAGACGACGTTGGCGCAGTGCTGCCAGTTCATCCCCATGCCGCAGATCGACGGCTTGGAGACCAGGACGCGGACGGTGCCGGCCGAGAAGGCCAGCATCCGCGACTCCTTCGCCTCGTTCGAGTCCGTGCCCGTGACCTCGACCGCGCCTGGGATCGCCGCGACGAGCGCCTCCGACTCGCTGTTGAGGTCGCACCAGACGAGCCACGGCTCCGACGACGAGTTGACCAGCGCGGCCGCCGCGGCGACGCGGTCCGGCAGGCTGTTGCGGCGCGCCGCTCGCCGCTCATCCAGCGTCAGGGACTCCGGGTTGTCCGAGAGGAGCGACTGCTGCCCGATGCGCTCCCCGGCGGCGACGACGACCTGGCGAACGTCGAGCGGAGGCAGGAGGAACGCCCCATCCTCGTAGCCGAGGTCCGACGGCTTGCGCAGCGCGACGGCCCACGACGCGAGCCAGCGGTAGAACGGCCGCTTGGCGTGGCCCTTGAGGCGCCACTGCGACGTGGAGTTGCCGTCCTGCGTGAAGAAGAGCGCCTTGACCTCCTTCTGCTGCATGACGCCGAGGAACTCGGCGTGATTGCAGAGCTCGGTCAGGTCGTTCGGCGCCGGCGTCGCGGTGCAGGCGAGGCGGTACGGGACGTGTTCGCCGAAGTCGAGGATCGCGGCCTTCGTCTTGCCGTCGTACGCCTTGAGGATCGATGACTCGTCCAGGACGAGGCCGGCGAACTCGCCCGGCGAGAAGTGGTGCAGGCGCTCGTAGTTGGCGATGTTGATGCCAGGGCGGCAGTCGGCCGCGGTGCGACAGACCGTGACCTCGACGCCGAACTTCACCCCCTCGGCGCGCGTCTGCTCGGCGACGGCGAGCGGCGCCAGGATGAGCACGTCGCCGCCGGTGGTATCGCGGACGAGGCGCGCCCATTCGAGCTGCATCGCCGTCTTGCCCATGCCGGTGTCGGCGAAGATCGCCGCCTTCCCGCGCCGGCACGCCCACCGGACGATGTCGCGCTGGAAGGGGAACAGGGCGGGGTTGATCCAGGCCGGGTCGCAGGTGAAGCCCGAGGGCTCCGAGGCGATGCGCTTGGAGGCGAGGAAGGTCTCGTAGCTCACGCCGGCACCTCCTGGAGATGGATCCTGGTGCACCTGAGCGCCTTGGGCGCGCGCTGCTGGACGTACTCGCACGTCCACCAGCGCGGCGAATCGTCCACGATGTAGCCGAGGCGCTTGAGGCAGTCTGGGATCGGCTTCGCGCCGCCGACGAAGTTGCCGTAGTCGATGATCCTGTTGCGCAGGCTGAGGATCGTGGCGCGCACCGGTCGCGTCGGCGGGTGGGGCCGAGGACGGAGGTGCACACGCAGCATGAGGAGCCAGGCATCGCGCTCGCGCGTGTACGCCAGCCAGTGCGAGTACTGGAAGCGATTTTGCGACGGGACCTCCCGCGCGATCACGACGGTGATGGGTTCGCCGATCACGGACGCCCCCCGCGGCAAGCTGCGAACTCGCCGAACTCGCGCTGCTCGGCAGCGATGCGCGCCTCCTTCGCCTCTTCGAACGTCGGATAGGTTCCGACCGTCCACGTACGGCCAGCCGACGTGATCCTCACGCGATATCCTCCGCGCTCGCGGCGCAGGCCGCGGAATCCGCAGGCGTTGTCGACGCGCGTCCGCTGGTTCCGAGCATTCTCCCGCGCAGTAGCAAATCGAAGATTGCAACGCCGGTTATTGAGGAAGTCGCCGTCGATGTGGTCCACTATTTGACCACGCTTCGCGCCGATGATGACGCGGTGCATGTGAATGAGCCCGCCCTTGCGAGCAGGATCAGCCCGGCGCACGGATCCACTGCCGGCGTACCAGCGATGGCAAGCGATCTCGCCGTAGATGTCGGCATCCACGAGCGCGTACTTACCGCATTTCAACGGGACCATCCGGGCCCCGACCGGACACTGGTCAAGCACGGCAGGCGGTATGGCCACGATTCTCGGACGCGCCTTCATGGCCGGACCTCGCGGGCGATCACGATCGTCAACGGGGCGATCATGCCGTCGCGTCCTCGGCGTTCAGGTCGATCGACACCTGCTCCCCAGTCGCCTGGAACTTCCGCGCCGCGGCCATCAGCCGCTCGTGCTCCCGGCGGTGGCGGCACTCGCGCAGGGCGACCTCCGCGGCGGCGCCGGGCGTCAGCCCCTGCGTCTGGATGTCGTGGGCGAGACCGTCGGCGATCCGGCGCTGGCGGTTCGCCAGCTCGAGCAGGCGCTCGAGATCGCCCGAGCCGCGGACGGTGAGGATGCGGGGCGGGGCGGTCATGCGGCCCCCGGGATCTCGCCGAGCACGTCGGGCTCGGCCTGGGGTGACCCATAGTCCCCGGCTGCGATGCCGGTGAGCGCGCGGTCGACCTCGAGCATGCCGGCGTCGAGCAGCGCCTCGTGGCACTCGATGACGCGGCACTCGAACGGCCAGACGGTCGACTGCACCGCCCAATAGAAGGGCACGCGCGGCCGGCCGGTGACGCCGACGCGCACGGCGTCGTAGAGCGCGGCCTGGACATGGAGCAGGTAGTCGCGGACCTGCCACTTGAACGACCGGATGGGCGAGGCGGTCGTCTTGTAGTCGACGATCCAATCGTCGTGCAGCACGTCGAACCGCGCCTGCACCATGAGGCCGGTATGGGGGTCGCGCAGTCGGCCCGTCACCTCGGCGCGGCCGCCGGTCATGAGGCGCAGCGCCACCGGGTTCGCGCGGACGCGGTCGGCGAGGAATCGGGCCTTGGCGTCCTCCGCCGGCGACAGGGCGAGCTTCCCGACGAGGGCGAAGCGGTCGAAGGTCGCTTGCGCCTGCTTCGACCGGGACCGGTAGCCGGCCTCGGTGAAGCACTCCGGCGGCGCGATGACGCAGCGGGCGCGGTAGTGGTCCTCCCCCTGGAGCAGCAGGTGCACCAGGGTCCCGAGCTCGGTCGCGTCGTTCCCGTGGAACGCGGCCAGCGGGTGCCGGTCGACGTAGCGCAGGCGGAAGCCGTCGGGGTTCGTGAGCCAGGCGCGGATCTCGGTCGAGCCCCAGGCGCCGCTCCTGCGGTAATCGGCGTCGGGCTCGTCGAAGATGAGGCCGAGCCGGGGCGCGGCGTCGGCGGAGGCGGCGGCGATCACGACTGCACCTCGCGGCCGCACCATGCGCAGCACGTCTTGCCGCCCTGGTCCTCGTCGGCGAACGTCTCCCACTCGCGTCCGCACGCCGAGCACTGGTCCTGGTGCTTGCGGTTGACGACGAGGCGCACGTCGTCCTGGCTGCGGTGGTCGCGGATGAAGGCGTTGAAGTCCTCGACCCGCCGGTCGAGCTCGGCCGCGCGCTTCTCGACGTTCGAGCTGTAGGTGCGGAAGTGCGCCTCGACCTCGACGTCGACCAGCACCTTCGGTCGCTTGGTGCAGACGCGGGTGGTGGTGGTGGCGTCGCTCACTGGATCTCCTGCTGCGCGCCCGGCGCCGTCGGCGTGGGAGCGGCGCCGCCCTGCGCCCCGGCGAAGCGGTTGGCGCTGGCCTTCGGCTCGGCCGGCTTCTTCGCCTCCATCGCGGCGCGCCAGGTCGTCTCGCCGTCCTTGATCGCGGCGTGCAGCGCGCGCAGGTCGGCCAGCTCGGCCGGCGACAGCTTGGCGAGGTCGGTGCCCAGGTACGACTTGAGGTCTTCGACCGAGACGTGCAGCGCCGAGAAGGCATCGATCATCTTCCGTCGCGCCGCATCCGGGTCCGCCTTGTCGCGGTTCCGCTGCGTCTCGACGACCAGGTCCATGCACTCGTCGATGAGGTCGCCGGGGATGAGGCGCAGGGCGATCGTGCGGATCGCCTTCGACAGGAGCGCGTTCTTCTTGTTGAGGATGTCGTCCTCGGTCGCGCGGAGGATGTAGACCTTGTTCCCCTGGCTGTTGGTGCGCTCGCGGATGACCTCGTCGTCGGGTTTCTTGTTCCGGCGCTCGATGGTCTTCTCGACGGTGACGCTGGTGGTGTACGGGACGTTCGCCTCGAGGTCCGTCACCGAGACCTGGATGATGCGCTTCTCGTCGTCGTCGTAGGTCGTCGTCTCGTCGATGACGATGTTCTTCATGCACCGCACGGCCGCCTCGGCGAAGCGGATCGACGGGCCGGTGACGCCCTTCCCGATCGGCTTGTTGTAGCGCGCGACCTCGGCGAACGACGGGCGGCGGCACTCCTTGAGCAGCGCCTCGCGCACGGCGTCCATGTCGCGCGGCCGGGCGAGCGCGACGGTGTAGCGGGCCTCGACCAGCGCCTTCACCTGGGCGGCGGCGGCGGAAGCGGCGGTCTCGTAGACCTTCGGGAGCTGCGGGTTGGTGACGGCTGGCAGGTTCATCGGGTCCTCTCGCTGGGGGTGGTGGGGGTGGGGTCTTCGCCGCGCGCCATCTGCGCCTCGCGGTCGACGAGCGACGCGCGGTGGATGGCGGACAGGCGCTCGAAGTCGGCGGCCTCGCGCTCGGCGACGCCGGCGCGGTAGTCCAGCGACAGGCCGAAGTGGGCGGCGCTGCCCAGGTCGAGCAGCCGGCGGAGCACGCCCTGCGCGCGGAAGGTGTCGCCGATGGACAGGTGGCAGTCCGCGATGCGCGTCGCCGCGGCGAGCAGCCGGCGGAGCGCGCGGTTGTCGTCGAGCGCGGACACCTCTTCGGCGGAACGCTCGCCGCGCTTCGGGGCCTCATCGGGATGGGGACGCATGCAGTCGATGCCGGCGACGAGTCGGGTCACGGAGCGGACCCCCACGCGAGGCGGATCGCGGTGCCGGTGGCGGCGAAGACGACGACGGGGAGCACGGGCGGCCAGGGGATCACGGGCGCACGCCCTTCGGCAGCCGGCCGATGATGCACTCGTCCCCCGCCGGCGCGTCGAGGTCGAGCACGCGGACCGCCGGGTGGCAGACGGCGGTGTCCTCGACGCCGAGCACGCGCGCGTCGAGGAACCGCGGCGGCACCGGGCAACCGGCCTCGACGGCGAGGTCGGCGGCGCGCGACCAGGCGAGGTCGATCGCGTGGAGCATGGCGCGCGCGGTGATTGCGCGGTCGGCGTCGTCGGCGAAGGTGATGGGCAGCGAGATCATCGGAGGTTCCTTCCGGTGGTTCGTCAGAGGCGCCCGCGGGGTAGCAGCCGCGGGCGTCGTCGTTTCGTCAGGTGGCGCGGTTGGCGGCGATGGCGACGTGCCAGGCCAGCCACAGCAGCGAGAACAGGAACAGCGACAGGCCGGCGAACACGCCGAGCCAGAGCGCGACGACGGCGAGCAGCGGCGGGCGCGGCTTGACGCTCGGCTCGGGCGCCGTGACCCAGGCGACGAGGATGCGGCCGGTCTGCGGGCACGTCCGGCGGGCGATGCCGCCGATGCGCTCGACGCGGCGCGTGGTGTCGGTGGCTAGGCTCACGGCGCGCCCCACGTGCCGGTCCACTCGACGACCTGCGCGGGCACCGGGTCGACGGCCGCCGGCGTCGGTGCCACGAGGAACCCCCGCTGACGCAGCGCGGCGACGCTCCACCAGGTCGAGCGGCGCGTCGCGCGGTAGATGCACGCGCGCAGCGCCTGGCCGCGGGGGGTGCGCTCCCGGCGCCAGTCCAGGAGGGTCGAGGTGCCGATGCCCAGGCGGGCGCAGAGGTCGCGGGAGCGGATGATCCCGGCTTCGGGCGCCGGCGCGGCGGGGCGTCCCGCCTTCGCGGGTGCCAGGCTTCCGCGGAGGCGCGGTGCGGGTACGCCGTCACGCCCCATGGCCGGACCCCCCGTTGTTGCTGGAGTTGGCGAAGGCGCGGCGGCGGCTCTCCAGGATCGCCTGGCGAACGAGTTGTGGGCTGACGCCGATGGCCTGTGCCAACGCCCGGACCGTGCTCGGCCAGGGCTTCTCCACCTTGCCGGCCTCGGCGACGCAGACGGTCGACAGGCTGACGCCGGCTCGCTCCGCCAACTCCTCCTGCGTCAGCACCGCCCCGACGCGAAGCTCAGCCAGAGACGGCGCGCTTGGGTTGGCGATTGGTTGGTCCATGGTTGTGGTCTACAACCTTTCCCCATCTAAAGCCACAACCTTTTGACCAACTTTCGCTAATCCCTTTCCCAATCCATGCTTGCATCCATGAAGCCACCCCCCGGCCCTTACGCCTCCATGCAGGAGCGCGTGGCCTGGGCGCTAGACCGGCAGGGGCTGGGATGGACGGCTCTCGCGAAGCGAATCGGCATCACGGAGCAGGCGCTGCGGAAGATGATCGCCAACGACGGCGGCCGGTCCGTGCGGAAGGACGGCAGCACCAGGATCGAGCAAATCGCGCGGATTCTCGGCGTGCGCGTGCCGTGGCTAACGATCGGTGAACTGCCGGCAGTCGATCAGCCAGAGCCTCGACCCGACGATGGCGACGAGTCGGAAGACGCGGAGATCCTCGCGTTCCTCCGCGATGCGCGAACGTCGGCTAAGGCTCTGCTCTCACGCTTGGCGGCGTTGGAGAGTCAGGTCGCCCACCTCGAGGAACAACTCGCGCTCGAGCGCGCAGACGACGAGACCGAAGGCGGACCGCCGTCTCGTCCTGCACCCGACCCACGCGACGGGACAGGATCTCCGCCTGCGCAGCCGCCTCGGACAGGAGCGCCCGTACCTCGTTCATCTGGCCGGTAAGGCGGTGACGCATGGGGCGGCGACTCTAGTGCGGATGGCGAACGTCAACCACAGACGGAAACGTTGCAGGCGTCTCGGCAACCGGGATCGGTGAGCGATGGCCTACGTCGAGCCGACCCGCGGCGGGTTCAAGGTGCGCTGGCGTGAGGGCGGCCGCGGCTCGCGGCTCCTGACGTCGCGCGTCTTTACCAGCCGGGACGCCGCCGACGACTACGCGCTGCGGGTCGCTGAACGCCTGGCGGCGCGCAGCCGCCTCGGATCGATCGCGCCGCGGCTCGGCCTGGGCGAGGTGCTCGAGCGGTGGCTGCGGTCCCGCCTGGCCGAGCGGCGGGTGACGCCGGCGGGCGGCGCCGAGATCGTGCGGCTCCTGCGCCACCTCGCGCGCGCGCGCGGCTGGACGTCGACCGGCGACATCACCCCGGCCGAGGTCGACCGCTGGCGGGGCGACAACGGCGGCCGGAACGCCCGGGTCGGGGCGTACCTCCGGGCCGTCCTGCGGTGGGCCGGGGAGCGGATCGGCCAGGACGTCGACCCGGCGGCGCTCGTCGCCCTGCGTCCACCCAAGGCGGCGCGGCGGCCGCGCCCTGACCTGCCGGCGGCGCAGCTCGTCGCGACGTGGCGGCGGCAGGCGGCCCGGCAGTCGCCGCACGCCGAGGCCCTCGTGCACTGTCTCGCGAGCTACGGCTGGCGGCCGGTGACGGCGGCGCGGATGCGCGTCGCCGACGTCGACCTCGCGCGCGGGACCGTCCGCCTGCGCGGGCTCAAGGGGACCGGCGACGACCTGGTGCATCCCCTGCTCCCCGAGACGGTGCGCCTGCTGCGCGCGCTGTGCGCCGGCCGGCGCGGCGACGACGCGCTCTTCCTCGACCCGCGCACGGGCCGCGCGTTCCAGGAGCGGGCTCGGCATCGCGGTTCGATCACGGGCTGGTGGCGCGCGACGATCGACAGCGGCGTCGGCCGCGGCGTCTACCAGGTGAAGCGCCTGGCCATCTCCAACCTGCTCGCGCTCGGCATCGCGCCGCAGGACGTCGCGCTCTTCACCGGCCACCGCACGCTGTCGCAGGTGCTGACGTACGCCCGCACGAACGAGGAACGCGCGCGCGAGGCGCTCCGGACCATGGGTGCACGGAGGGTGCACGCCGCCGGCTCTGGCCGGGCCAAGCCGCGCCGTCGGAGCGCGAAGCCACGGGAAATGCGCGGCACCGCGTAACGCCGCGCGAGGCCGGATGTGGCCGCGCCGACTCAAAATCCGTCGCCCGCAAGGGCTTGTGGGTTCGACTCCCACCTCGGCTACCACGGTGTTTACCGTGCTTTCGGCGTTCTCAGCGACATCGGCCTCCGGGTGCACGCAGGGTGCACGGGGCTGAAACCGGCTTTGCGGGGCCGGTGCGACTGGAGTAGGAGCGACGCATGGGCTTCATCCTCGTCCTGACCTTCCTCATCGCGCTCGGCAATGCCGTCGTCGGATGGACGCGGTTCCCCGAGCACGAGGCGCCCGTCGCGTCGACCATCACGGCGATCGTCTGCCTGCTCATGCTGGCGATGCGCGCGACCAGGAAGACCGGCGCGAGTACGGACGGCGGCAAGCGGAAGGTCTCGCCCAAGGTCAAACCCGGCAACGCGAAGAAGGCGCGCAAGGAGGCGGTCGCCTGGGCGCAGCGCGTCGCCGCCGACCCGGACGGATACGCCATCCTCGACACGGAGACCACCGGCCTCGGCGAGGACGACGAGGTCATCGAGATCTCTATCATCGACCCGGAGGGGCGGTTGCTCTACCACGGTCGGGTGCGCCCAGCGAAGCGGCACAAGATCCCGGAGGAGGCGACGGCCATCCACGGAATCCGCATGGAAGACCTCGCCGGCGCGCCGACCTGGCCCGAGTGCTGGGAGAAGATCGCCGAGGCCGTCCGCGGCCGCGCGATCATCACCTACAACGCCGAGTACGACCGGCGCATCATCCGGCAGACCGCGCTGCGCAACGGTGGTGAGGTGGTCGGCGGCGGAACGTGGGACTGCGCCATGCTCGCCTGGGCGGCGTGGGTTGGCGAGTGGAACGACGATCACGGCGGCTGGCGCTGGCACCGGCTCGACGGCGACCACAGCGCGCTCGGCGACTGCATCGCGACCCTGCGGCGGATCCGGAAGATGGCGGGCGACAAGCGTGAGGTGCGCTGGCCCGACCTGCCGAGCGCGGCCTAGAGGCCGAGCGCTCGCTCGACGATCCGCTTCACCAGCGCCCGCACGCTCCGCCCGTGGTGGTAGCCGACGGCGCGCGCATGCACGGCGCATACGCGCGTCCACCGCGGCAGGTCCCGGGTCAGCGGCCAGTCGCGCAGCGGGATCATCGCTCGGCATCCCGGCGCATCGCCGCCGCGATGCCGCGGCTCGTCGCTGCCGCGATGGCCGACGTGCGGCGGATCTCCGGCGTCGGGTCGCGGGCGTCGCGCGCGTAGGAGTCGGCGACCGCGTCGATCCGCGCGGCCGCCTCGAGCAGCGTGCGGCGGCGCTCGGCCCGGCGGACGCTCCCGACGCTGACCCGCCGGGTCACTGCGCCTGGTCGAACCAGCAGCCCCAGCCGCTCACGCCGTTCGGCGGGCCGAAGTGGATGGCGATCTCGTCACCGTCGGCGTCGCGCATCGTCTGCACGTGCTGTGCCTGCGGGCCGAGGCGGATCTGCCGGAGGTAGCCGAGGAACGACTGCGTCGGGCTGGAGAGCGTGTTGGTCGATTCGAGCACCGGGACCGGGATGAGCGTCGATGGCGCGGCGTTGCCGCCGATGCCCGGGTCCGTGCCGATCGTCGTGGTGAGGGAGATTGCACGGCCGCAGGCGCGGAACTGGCCAAGGGTCGTGTTCCAGTAGCCACCACGCGGGATTCCGCCGGAGCCACTCAGGAGCGGGAGCGGCGACTGACCGCCTGAGGCGGTGCTGTCCATGTTGCCCGAGGTCGTGACGTTGCCGCGCGCGCCGCACGACGCGAGCACACCCCACATCAGCGAGTCGTCGGCGGCAGCGATGATGACGCGACCGAAGATGACCGAGCACCACGTCGAGGAATCGCCCAGCCAGATCGCGAGGGCGTCGGCCGACTCGACGAGCGATACGCGCGGGCTGTCGGCCGCCTGGATGGCGTTATTGGCCGTGACCATCTGACCGAGGACGCACTTCGATGCGTAAGGGGCGCCAGCGGCGTACGACGTGCTCGGACCCGTCGTGTTCGCGTCGACCGACATCGCCGCGTAGAGATGGGTGTTGGCGGCGGCCAAGTTGACCGCGAGCGCGTTCGCGTGCGGCACCTGTCCGCCGAACAGCAGGAAGCGCGCGGTGGCGAGCTCGCCCGTCGGCGCGTCCGCGGCCTTGCGCTTGATCTCCAGCGTGCCGTCGGTGGCGTCGTAGTCGCTGACCTCCCACTTCTCCGAGAGGTTGTCGATCGCGTCCTTCACGGCGAGCAGGAGCTCCGCAGGCGTGGAGTTGGTGCCGGCGACCGTGAACGCCTGGAGGTTCGAGGCTTCCCAGGTCAGGGTAGGATGGGGCATGGTGTGGTTCCGTTACGGGATCTGCACGGTGTCGAAGACGCGCAGCGAGGCGCGCTGGAGCAGGACGGCGGCGGACGAATCGAAGTAGACGTAGCCGAAGACGATGAAGCGGCCGGCGCCGACGTCCTCGTCGGTCACGCAGACGGTCTGGCCGCGCGAGATGAAGTCGTCGCCCTTCATGATCACGAGCGAGTAGGTGCCGGGCTCGAGGTACGCGCTCCAGTCCCCTTCGGCGTCCGTGATGACGGGGTTCGCGCCGCCGGTGTCGGCGAGCGCGCCCTCGTCGTCGCGGATCCACACCTGCGCGGCCGCGACGGGGCGGCCGTGCTGATCGATCACGGTGTTGGAGATGGTGCCCACGTCAGACCTTCGCCATCCACAGGGAGGCGTCGGTAACGAGGGCGCCTGTATCGAAGTGGGTGACGTAGAGCCCGATCGTGTCGCCGGCGTTCAGCTTCGTCGGGAAGAAGCCGTCTTCGCTGGTTCCGCTCGGGAACCCGGCCGGGAGCGTTCCGTTGCGTCGCAACTCGATGTTGCGGCCGATGCCTGAGGTCTCCCACGTGTACCGGATGAGGTAGACGCCCTCGTCCTCGACGGTGAAGATGCCTGCGGCGAGCGCGATCCGGTTCGACCCGATCGTCGTGCCCGCCGTCGATCCGTTGTCCGTGGTGCTGCCGACGTATCCGGCCTGGTCGACGTTGTACTCCATGCCGCGAACGTCGATGTACGCCGTATGGATCGATCCTTCGGGCCCCCACTCGACGCTGCCGGAGCCGTCGGGACGCAGCACGCGGTCGCGTGCGGTCTCGTCGGTCGCGAGCGCGGTCTGGCTGTTCACGTCGATCGCGACGCGCGGCGCGCCGGGAGCGCCCTCGGCGATGGCGATGGGGTTGTTGTACCACGCTCGGCCCATCTCGAACGTGATCGGCAGCTTGATCGCGACGCGCACGGCGAGATCGATGTCGACCCAGTCGGTCATGGTTCACCCGAAGAGATAGGCGGGGTCGTTCGGACCGAAGTCCGCCCCCGCTGCGTTGGAGAAGAAGCCGCCCGGGTCGCGCTCCCAGGCGGAGGCGTCGTCGTAGTCGGGGCAGTCGGCAGCGGTGTAGAAGGCGTAACGGCCGCCGAACGCCGCCGCCTCGAGCGTGTAGCGGTAGGCGCTGCCGGCCTTGATCGGCTCGCGCTTCACGACGACGGCGCGGGTGCGCACCGGCATCCCGGTCCGGTCCACGATGTCGCGCGTGAGGATGTCGAGGACGTCGCCGATCTTCCGCGCCGAGTCCTTCGCCGCGACCTCGCAGACGAACGTGCGGCGGCCGTCGGCGAGGCTGAGCGTCACCTGCGCGGAGGCGCGCACGGCGAGGGCGATCTGGCCGGCGTTGAGCCAGCGCGAGGCGAAGACGTAGACGGCGGGGGAGCCGTGCTCGGTCGCAGCCTCGCCCTCGGCGTCGCCGACGAGGCGGGTCCGGTAGGACGCCGGCTCCTTCGCGTCCGCGGCCGCGTGGCGCAGGTCGAGCAGGACGTCGCAGCGGGAGACGCGCTCGCCGAGGTCGCGCTTCACCATGACCGGCTTGGTCAAGTGGAACTGATCGCCCCAGGTGCCGGCGATCGCCAGCGCCGGGCGGATGGCGCGAAGCTGCAGGACGCCGGCCTCGTCGTCCCACCAGAGCATCGCGGCCGACGTCTCGAGCAGCTCCTGGACGACGGTGAGAACCTTGGTCGGCTCGCTGATCGTGCCGGTCAGGTTGTAGGCGGCGAGCCAGGACGCCTGTTCCTCCGCCCACGAGGCGAGAGCCAGGTTCGCCTCGGCGAGGCCGCCGTACGTGGTCAGCACGTCGGCGAGGATCTCCGTCACCGGCTCGTCCTCGTAGCGGACGCATAGCTGCAGCGTATCGCCGGCCTGGTGCTCGTCGGCGACGGTGCCGAGCTGGCCCCGGGTCAGGGTCAGCGCGGCGCCGGTGCGGGTGAAGGCGCACACCTCTTCGTTGATCCGGACGTAGCCGCTGGCCGGGTAGGCGTCGGCGTCCTCCGGGGGATCGATGGTGGCGTCGATGGCGTCGGCGGTGAGGTCCGCGAGCAGCGTCCCGCGCGACGGCGCCGGCACCTCGCGATCGCCGAGGTTGAGGAGCTGCAGCGGCCCGGCCGCGGTGATCTTGAGCGCGCCATCCGACGGGCCCTGGACGTCGCGGATGAAGTAGTGGTGGACGATGGCGTCGTTCTCGTGCCACACCCCGTCGGTCGCCCAGCCCTCGATCACGCGCAGGCGCCGGCCCGTCCAATACGGGTTGCGCGCCATCAGCTTGGAGAAGTAGGAGCCCGCCCGGCGGTCGAGGCCGTCGCGGCTGGCATCGGTGCGGAACGGGTCTTCCCGGCCGTCGTCGTCCACGAAGTCGGCGAGGTCGACCGTCACCTGCCCGAAGGTGCCGAGCCCGCGGCCGACGCGGATCTCCTCAGCGGCGATCTTCGCCGACCTGAGGCACGGGATCGCGCCGAGCTCGGGGATCGGCCGCTGCGTCGCCGTCATGAACCGGCGCGTCCGGGTGGTCAGGGTGTAGTCCCCGAGCGCCGCCTGGTCCGTCGTCGCCGGCGTGCGGTAGCAGAGCGAGCCGTCGTCGTTCGTGGCCGCGACCGCCTCGTCGTCGATCCAGTCGAGGTCGATCTCGACGACGGTGCAGGGGATGCGCCCGGTCCGCTTGGCGTGGTCGGCGTAGCTCATCCCGAGCGGCCTCCGCAGTCGGGCGGGTGGATGACCGGGATGGCTGGGATCCTCGCCTGACACTCCTTGTGCAGGCGGTTGAGATCCGCGAGTTGCTCGGAGGAGAAGTGGACGACGTAGAACTTGAGCGGCGGCGACGGGTGGAACGACTCACCAGCCGCCTTCGGGAACGCCTTTGCCTTGAGTCGCGCGACCATCTCGGCGCGCGACCCCGGTGGCTCGAGGTACCCCTTGTGTCGGCGATCGGCGATCTCGTCCTCCCAGCCGGCGCGCATCAGTGCGAGCACGTCGTCGGGGTGGGCGCCGCCGCAGTAGGCGCAGGTGCGTGGTGGGGTGCCCCACGTGTCGAGCCAGCACGAGCCGGGATCGTCGAACAGGACGCGTCCCTGCGCGTCGCGCTCCTGGCGAGGCGGACGCGGCGGCAGCCAGCGGTTGGTGAGCCAGGTTGGGTTCTCGCAGGTCACGGGTCAGGTGTCCTCGATGAGGCCGTGGCCGCCGGTGGCGCGCAGCCGGGCCAGGAGGGTGTTGACCAGCGTGACCAGCGCGTTGTGGCCGGCGCGCAGGTCCTCGTACGCGGCGCGCAGCGCGTTCAGGTCGGCGAGCTGGGCGTAGACCTCGCCGACCTGGGCGTTGTCGATCCCCGTGAAGGCGGCCGATTCGTCGTCCTCGGCCTCGTCGGCGTCGGCGATCGCCGCCCCACGGGGGCCGACGACCTGGTCGCCGCGGTAGCGCAGGCCGTTGCCGGTGTCGACGACGCCGGCGGAGACGGCCACCTCGCCGTCGGCGGCCGCGGCCAGGGCGTCGCCGGTGAACTTCGCCGTGCCGCCGGTGATCGCGACGGCGCTCGCCGCCTGCAGCGCCATGGACGCCAGCTCGAGGACGGTGCGGATGGCGGCGACGTTCGCCGCGGTGAGCACGCTGCGCCCCGCCTCGGACGCGTCGGAGACCTGCGCGGCGAGGATGCGCAGGTCGGAGACCAGCGCCGAGTACGACTCGGACCCGCGGACGGCATAGAGCCGATCCGTCTGCTGCATCGTGCCCAGCGCCGTGAGCTCGGAGAGCTTGTTGCCTTCGGTCATGGGCTACTCCAGCAGCAGCGGGCCGTCGCCCGGCGGTTCGGTGAGGAGCGCCGGCGCGTCGTCGCTCGGCGTGAGGCGGCGGTCGAGGCCAGGGTCGGCGGTGAAGGAGACGGAGAGGTCGACGAAGCCGTTGGCCGAGAAGGGCGAGCCGCCGAACTTCGCGCCCGTGCACAGGCAGGCGCTCGCCGGCCAGTCGACGCGGTGCCAGTGCAGGAAGAACGGCCGCGCCGAGCACGCCCGGAGGAACGGCGTCCAGTAGGTCCGCGCCCAGGTCGCCTCGACGTGCTTGAGGTCGAGCGAGAGGTCGGCGCGCCACTGTTCGATGGCGGCGCCGAGCCAGACGCCGTCGCGGCTGACCTCGTGCGTCAGCTCGGCGCGCAGCGCCAGGACGGGGTCGGTCCAGCCGGGGCCGACGCCTTCCGGCAGGACCAGGTCGGAGCCGGCGAAGAGGATCGCGAGGTGCGAGATGGAGGCGAAGCGCCAGCGCAGCTTGGCCGTCGCGACCGGGTCGCCGACCAGGTAGACGACCGAGCCGTCGCCGGCGGCGACCACGGCGGAGTGCTCGACCCAGGCGGCGCCGTCCCAGGTGTCCATGGCGATCGCGCCCGAGGCGTCGTGCCCGGCGATAGCCCAGGCGTTCACCGTGGGCGTCCCGTCGAGCTCGGCCTCGATGACGTGCGGGCCGGCGCCGGTCGGGCGCCAGAAGGTCCACGGCGTCCAGTCCTTCACCTGGTCGAGCGCGCCGTCGTCCTCGTTCGACGACGTGCTCGTCAGGTCGGCGTCGTCGAGCACCGAGTCCCACGCGATTCGCGGGTAGGTCGAGGCGTTGGACAGCGGGAGGACGTCACCCACGGCGCACCCCCTCGATCACGTAGCCGCGTTCCTTGGCCTCGTCGAACAGGCGAGCGATGGACTCGGCGGAGAAGACGTCGCCCTCGAGCACGAGCACCTGGCTGTTGACGCGGTTCTCGTTCGGCGCCTGCACGCCACCGAGGTTCGTCGTCGCCGTGTTCGCTGGCGCCGATCCACCGATGCCCTTCTCGCTCTGCGAGTTGGCGAGCTGGATAGCGCCAGCGGCAATGGCGGCAGCGGCGTAGGCCGCGCCGAGGGCTGGGCCGGCGTATGGGCCGCCGGCGATCATGCCGTTCTTGTAGCCGGCCATCGCCGCGGTGGCGGTGTCGACGATGATCTGCGCCTTGGCGGCGAGCTTGCCGATCTTGCGCACCTTCTTGTCGTTGGATTCCTGCAGCCTCGAGAGGTTCCCCCAAAAGGCGCTTTGCCCGGCGAGGGTGTGCTGCCAGTACTGCTCGCGCTCGCGCTTCTTGCGATCCTGCTCCGCCTTCTCGTGCTCGCTGACGACGGCCATGCCGTCCGCGTTGGCCTTGGCCGTGTCGAGTTGGTGCTGCTGCAGCGCAGCCAACTCGGCGGCGCGAGACTCCGCGCGCGCCTGCGCCTCCGACTGGATGTTCGCCACCATCGGCTCGTACGTGGAGCTGAACGACGGCGAGTCCATCAACCCGCGCGTCGCCGCCGCCTGCTGCGCAGCAGCCTCGGCGTAGGCCTCGGCGATCTCGTCGAGCGCCGCCACCTGCGAGAACACCATCGGCGCGAACATGTTCTCGGTCGCCGCCTGGAACCGCTTGGACGACTGCTCGAGGTTAGCTTCCCAGGCGCCCAGGCTCTTGGCAGCCTCGGCAGCCATGGCGCCCGTCGAGGCCGCTACGGCATTGCCGGCGTCCTGCACAGCGGTGCCCATTTCGGCGTTGAGGCGCCCCAGGCCCAGGCCGATGTGGATCAGCAGGTTGGCGAACTCGCCGGCGACGAACTGGAAGACCTCAGCGGCGATGTTCTTGAGCTTGACGAAGAACAGGTCGATGCCGGCGCCAGCGTACTGGATCGCCGACCACACGACCTCGACCGCACGCTTGATGCCGACGTCGATCGTTCCGTAGACCTGCACGATGGCGGAGGCAGCGCGCAGCGCCCACTCGGCGAGCTTGGCGACGCCGGCCTGGCTCGCGTGCCAGAGGGTCGCGAGGAACTGCACTGCGTCCCCGATCTGACCAACCGCTCGGATCGCCCCCTGTGCCGAGCGGTCCACGGCCGAGCCTAGGCCGTCGGCCTCGACTGCGACGCCGACAAAGCCGTTGGCGAGCGCCTCGATCGCCGGCGCGACCTGCACGACGATGCGGTTGAAGATCCCCTGGAAGACCAGGCCGATGCGCGTCATTGCATCGTTGGCCGCCTCGACCTTCGCGGCGTCCACCCGAGTGATGGAGATCCCGAGCTTGTCGGCTTCCGCGGCCATCTCTGCCAGGCCGTCCTTGCCGAGCGTCAGCGTGTTCAGGAGCTGACCACCGCTCTTGCCGAACAGGTCCATCGTCGCCGCGGTGCGCTGCCCCTGCGTGCCGAGGTTCTTGATGGCCTCCGCGGCCGCCGCGAACTGCTGGTCCGGGGCCAGGGCTACGAGCTCCCGAGCCGACATGCCGATGGAGGCGAGCGCCTTTTGCGCGGTGATGCTGCCCGCCGCCGCCTCCTGCACGGTGTTGGTCAGCTTCTCCATCGACGTGGTGAGAAGCTCGGCGCTCGCGCCCGAGGACTCGGCCGCGTACCGCAACTGCGTCAGGGACTGGGTCGAGACGCCGAGACGATCGGCCGCCTTCGCGAGGTCGTCGATTCGGGAGGCCGCGTTCTTCACGCCGGCGATGAGAGCACCGGTCGACAGGACGCCGGTCAGGAGACCCAACGGCGACAGGAGCGTGTTCTTGATCGACTCGCCGAGCTTCGAGACCGCACCGACCGCGCCGCCCATGGCCTTCTGGAACGGCCCGAGGTGGGCCGTCAGGGCGACGTTCAGCGCGGTCAGGTTGCGGGCCATGGTCAGTTCCGTTTGATCTTGAAGGCGAAGTCGAGCGCGGCGGCAGCTTGCTCCGGCGTGCGCGCGCGGAGCGGTCGTTTCTCAGGTGGCAGCGATTGGTCGGACTCCCAGGTGTAGAACGCGATCCAGCCCAGCACCTCCTGCCACGTGACCCGCTCCCCGAGCTCTGCCACCGTGCACCCGATGTCGCGGGCAAGGCGGTAGCAGAGCCGCAGGAGCGGGTCGCGCGTCAGTTTCCCGAGGCGCTCTCCGCCGCCTTCGCGCCGAGGCCGGAGATCTCGTTGATCTCCTCGAGCAGGCGGTTGGCCGCGGCTCCCGGCAGGTCGGACAGCACGGCCTCGTCCTCCATGGTGAACAGCCGCTTACCGGTCTCGTCGCACAGCCCCTCGACGAGCAGCGCGATCGGAGCCCGTGCCTGGTCCTTCTCGACCAGCGCGCGGAAGCGACCGACGCCACCGAGCGACAGCGGCCGCACGTAGACGGTGCCGCCGAGCTCGGGGACCTGGACGGCGCGCGGCTTGAGCTGCGTGGTCGCCGCGAGGATCTGGTCGCGCAGGCTCACGCCGGCACCGCCACGTCGCTGTTGAGCAGTCTCAGGCGCAGGACCGACGCCGAGATGGCGACGCCGAGGATGGAGACGCGGTCGCCCGCCTCGAGGTCAGCGGACGGCATGATCCCGCCCGCGGTGTCGGACACGACGTAGATCGTCCCAGCGGTCATCGCCGCAGCCGCGCCGAGGGTGATGTCGCCGGTGCGCTGGTAGCGAATCGGCTGGCCCGACTCGGCGGCGTGGACGGCGATACCGACGCACGTCGCGGCGGCGGACGACAGGTCCGCGTCGGCCGGCTTGAGCTTGCCTTGGGCGGAGGCATCCGCGTAGAGCGGCTGGCCGGCGGTGATGGACGCGCCAGCGGTGCCCTCTTTGGTGTTGGCGTTGATGTCGCCCGGCTGCACCTGCGATGCGGTGATGGTGAGGTCTGCCATGATGGGTATCTCTGCTTCGGTGGTGGTGGGGTGGCTCAGGTCGCGTCGATCACTTCGAGGTCGCCGCTGACCTGGATGGTGACCTTGGTGGTCATCTTCGTGTCGACCCGGAACTCTTCGCCGCCCTGCTGGGTCACGAAGCCCGAGAACTGCAGCTTGGCTGGCGTCGACTCGCCAGCCTGGAGCGGGTAGCTGATCGTGATCGTCTCGACGTCGCCCTCGAGCAGGTCGGCCGCCGCGGGGTTGTGGTCGAACTCACACGAGATGGTGCCGACGTTCTTGAGCTTCGCCGGCTTCGACGTCTTCGCGCCGACGGTTCCGAGGTGCGTGGTGTCGAGCACCTCGCGCGTGCGCTCGGGCAGCGTCAGCGAGATGAGGTCGTGGGCGAAGGACGAGGTGCCGAACGCGATCGAAGCGCCGGTCCCTTCCATAGCGATCGTGGGCATGATGACTTCCCTGCTAGGGTTTGGTGGTTTCGATGGCGCGGCGAAGGCCGGCCTCAACGGACGATGCGATCCCGGGCGTGTGCTGGGTGATGGCGCGCTCGAGGAAGTGGGCGGGGCCGGCGCGACGGCGGACGCGGCCGCGCTTGTCGACGCCGAACTCGATGCCGCGGGCGTACTGCTGCGCGCTGTACTTGGTCAGGCGCGCGCCCTTGGAGACGGCGCGCTCGACCGCCTTGCCGCGACCCTGGGCCATCTTGGCGCCCTCGGTGTCGCGGAAGGTGAAGTCCCGGCGCGTGCCGACGCGCGCGCTGACGGCGTTGCCGCGCTTGTGGCGGTGGGCGAGGCGGCCGATCGACGCGCGGAGCTGGCCGCTCTGCACCGGCGCCAGCTCCTTCGCGGTGGCGAGCACGGGGCCCATCGCGTCGAGCGTCACCTTCCGCGCGACCTTGCGCAGCTTCGGACCGCCGAGGGCGCGCAGTTCGGCGCGCAGCTCGTTGAGGCCGTTGATGTGGAGGGAGATACGGCCCACGTCAGCGCCCCAGGACCAGGCCAGCAGCGAACGCGAGGACGATCGCGGCGATGGTGAGCAGGCGCTCGAACGGGATGTTGCGGAGGGTGTGCCGCAGGTACGCCAGCTCGCGCCGCGCCCGGACGAGCCGGATGCAGTTGAGGATCTCCGGGTCCGCGCGCAGCTTCGACGCCTCCCGGTAGTCGGGGTCGCGCACGTAGTCGGCGGGATCGGGGCCGATCATGCCTTGGCCTCCGGCTGGGGGACGGCGATCCCGGCCGCCTCGGCGGCGGCGCGGACGTCGGCGGGGAGCCGCGCCAGGTACGCCTCGACCGTCTCCGGCGGCAGCGCCGCGCGCAGCAGGGCGAGGGCCTGGGTGGTGCCGGCGGCGAGCACCGCCTGCTTCTTGTCGGCGTCCTTCTGGCGGCGGGTGGCGAAGGCGGCCCAGACACCCTCGGCGATCGCGGCTGCAGCCGGCCCGAAGCCAGGGACGTTCCGGAGGACGGAGAAGGCGATCGGGGCCAGGGTGAGCGCCGCGGCCCACGCCCACGCCTTCCAGGCACCGCCGCGGGCGTCCGCCTCGGCCTGCTCGCCGGCCTCGCGGTAGCCGGCCGGGTCGGCGATGATCCGCTCCTGGGTCCAGGTGGCGGCAGGCAGCTCGGCGGCGCCGGCCGTCGCACGGGCGAACGCGGCCGCGCCGGCGATGATGTCCTCGACCGCCTGGGTCCGCGCCGGGCCGAGGAAGATCGCCAGCGCCTGCATGCCGGCGTCCGCCTCGACGGCGGCCTGCGCCGGCGGCGCCGGGGGCTGGCGGCCGTCGCCGCAGCCCGTCAGGAACTTCGCCAGGAGGGCCAGGACCAGGAGGGTCAGCAGCGCGGCGCGGCGGTGGTACTGCGCATCGGTCATGGCTGCCTCGTGTAGGTGAGGGTGAGCGTGCACTCGAAGACGTCGCCGCTGGCGGTCTGGTCCTTCGGCTCGGTGCGCGTCGGCGCGATGGCGAGCTCGATGGAGCGGATGGCGAGGGTCGCCGGGTTGTAGCTGCCGGCCGCCTTCTCGAGGTCCTCCCACACGCCGCCGACGGCGTTGGTGAACTCGAGCAGCGCCGCCTCGTCGTCGACCCCCTCCGCCACGTCGGACCGGAAGTAGAGCCAGAGCGTCGAGCCGTCGGCCCGGTGATCGAAGGGGCGTCCGGGCGTGACAACGCGGCGGTCGCGCGAGAGGTCGCCGTGCCCGATCATCGCCAGGCGCTCGGGCGGGTTCAGGCTCGTCTCGATGAGGAAGACGCGGGCGCGCGCCTCCGCGTCGTCGAGGCCGCCGAGCCAGCCGCGGAAGGTGGCGCTCTCGAGCAACAGCTCGCGCAGCGCCGCCAGCGGCAGGGACAGGATGCCGGTCGGGGTGGTCATCGGCGCATCTTCTCGGGCGCCATGCGGAGCTGGCCGTTCGGCCGGCTCAGGTGCAGGACCCAGGTCCAGGCGTCCTGGCGTTCGTAGTGCGTGACGACCCACTCGACGTCGTCGCGGACGATGCGCGTCTTCGCCGGCAGCTCGCCGAGCAGGTTCTCGCGCAGGACGGTGAGCGTCGCGTCGCCGGTGAACCCCTGCATGCCGACGCCGGCATCGGCCTCGCCGAGGGCCGTCACCCGGCGGAAGATGCCGACCAGCGACCCCGTCGACCCGTCCGGCAGCCGCAGCTCGACCGTCTCGCCGTGCACGTCGTGCAGGCGGGGGCGGGCGGCCGCGTTGAACCGGTCGGCGTGGGCGCTGCTCACGGCGTCGCGCTCCGGGCGTAGGCGGCGACGAGCCAGCCCAGGAGGCCGATGATGGCGAGGCCGACGCCGCCGGCGGCGCTGATGACGACCGCGTCGCGGCTCTTCGCCCACAGCGACCGCTCGGTCGCTGCGTCCGCCTCGAGCTTGGCCTCCTTCCGGCCTTCCTCCCGCGCCCGACGCTCGCGGTCGCTCTCCTCGAGCGTGGCGAGGCGGGCCTGCAGGGCGTCGAACTGATGCGCCTCGACGGCTCGCAGCCGGCGGTCGTGCTCGGCCCCCTGGTCGATCAGCTCGCCGAGCTGGTGCTCGTGCTTCCGGATGGTGGCGTCGCCGTCGTTCAGCCGGCCCTCGATCCCGCTGAGGCGCGACTCGATGCCGCGCATGGCTTCCTTGAGGTCGGCGCGCAGCTCGCGGAGGTCGCGCTCCTGGCCGCGCTTCCACTCGCGGAACCAGACCTCGTCCACGCGCGTAGCCTCGAGCGGCGCTCCGCCGATGGGCTGGCGGAGGGCCTCGTAGGGCCTCGTCGGCGTCTGATCTTCGTCGGGCATGGCAGCCGTTCGGGCAGAAGGTGGGCGGGTCGGCGGATGCGGAACCCCCGGGCGTCGCCGCTCGGGGGAACCGGATCGGTCGATCAGCTCGCGACGGTCCCGACGCGGGCGTTGAGGTCGACGGTCGCGACGAGCTGGCCGCTCGTCTTCGCCGCCAGCGCGACGCCGGCGAGGACGTCGCCCGCGGCCGTGGTGGAGACGATCACGTTGTCGGCGCTGACATCGAGCGACACCGCGGCGCCGGCCGAGAAGGTCGTGCCGCTGGCGCTGGTGATGTCGAAGACGCCGTCGATGTAGACGGCGCCCTGGACGCCGTCGGCGACGTCCGCGACGACGACGCCGACGCGGTTGTCGGACAGGATGACGACGTCGCCGGCGACCTTGTCGGCGCCGCTCGGCGTGTAGTCGCGCGTGGTGCGCGCGCCGTAGCGATGGGTGGCAGATGCCATGATGGATGGTCCTTGATCTTGATGGTGTGTGGCGCCGACCGCTTCCCTCCCCGGCAACGCGCCGGGGAGGGGCGATCAGCTAGCGGCTCACGCCGCACCCTTCGAGCGCACGCCGCCGCGGTAGTCCTGCTTCGCGACGCCGAAGTCGTGGAAGCCGCGCATCTGGATGCCGAGCGTGTTGAAGTCGGCGTCCGCGCTCTCCACCGTCGGGGCCTCCTGGCCGTCGAGGAACACCGTCTCGATGACGGCGAGATCCATCGGGTCGGCCAGCATGTGCCACGCCGTCGAGCTGTAGCCGCCGCCCATCGCGGCCGTGCTCAGGTAGGGCGAGGTCACGGTCCGGAACTTGCCCGCGTGCGGGTTCGCCACCGGGTACTTGGTGCTCGCCGTGGTGTCGCGCAGCTCGGTCGACGCCATCAGCGCCGCCGCCTTCGCGCTCAGGGCCGTCGGGACGAGCAGGATGCGCGGCGAGATGCCGAGCGGCTTGCTGTTCGCGTCCTTCTGGTCGAGGAACATCTGCTCGGCGGTCGAGAGGCTGTCGATCGACAGGACCGACGAGGCGCCCTCGAAGTAGTTGCCGCGGGCGGTCGTCCAGAAGGTCGTGTTGTCGGCGAGGAACGCCGCCCAGAAGACCTCGTTGAGCTTGAGCGCGGCGCCGCGGCCGAGCATCCGCGCGACCTGGGTGAGCGCGCCGAGGTCGTCGTTCCGCAGGTCCTGGCGCGTGATGCCGAGCATCTTCGCGTAGGTGTCCGCCTTGTTGGTGAACGACTCCTCGCCCAGCGTGCCGTGCTTGATCTCGCCGCCGTTGCCGACCTTCTCGTACGTCAGGTCGCCGGTCAGCCGGTACGACGTGATCGCCTTGAAGTCCGAGACCGGACGGATCGCCGAGACCGAGCGCCACGCCTGGTCGACCGCCATGAAGGCGTCCAGGATCGTCTTGTTCGCGACGTTCGACAGGATGCCGCCGATGTCGTTCGTGCTGAACGCAGCGCGGAGGACTTCGGCATCGACGCGCATCACGTTGCCGGAGAAGCCGTTGGTGCGCGCGGCCTCGATGATGACCTGGTTCAGCGAGATGCGGCCGCGGAAGGCGCGGTGCGCCGCCTCGACCAGCTTCTCGCCGTAGGTCGCGATGAGCCGCTTCTCGTCGGCGCGGGCCGCCTGCATCACGGCGACCTCGAGCACGTCCGAGCCGGCCGGCTTGTGGCCGCCGTGGATGGACGGGCCCTGGGGGCGCTCGGCGCGCACGACCTCGAGCTCGGTCTTGTCGCGCGACCAGCCCTCGCGGATGGCCTGTGCCTGGATCTTCGGGTGCTTCCCGGCGCACACTTCCTCGATCGCGGCCTGGCGGTCGAGCTCGGCCGCGCGCTTGTCGCGCGACGCCTGCAGGGCCGCGGCCTCGTCGTCGGCCGGAGCAGCGGGCGTCTTCGCCTTCGGCTGGCTCTCGGCCCACGCCTTGAGGTCGGCAGCGCCCTTCTTCGCCTCGTCGTCTTCCTTGTCGGTGACCTCGGCGCGCTCGTTCAGCGCGGCAGTCAGGTGGGGGAAAGCTGCCGCGAGCGCGAGCAGCGCAGCCAGGTGGATCCTGGTCTTCATGAGCGTTTCCTTGCTGGAGGTGCTCGGTTGGTTCCGGCTCGCGGCCATGCGAGCGGCGGTGGAGTCGTCGGCCCCGAGGGCGACGAATGAGACTTCGGAGAGACGCGAGGCGCGGACGATCAGCAGCGGGCCGGCGAAGGTCTGGCCGTTCACGGCGACCTCGACACCGGCTCGCACCTGCTCGACGCGTTCGACCTCAGCACCGATCGACGACTGCCAGGGGAAGCCCATGTCAGCCGCATTGACCACATCGCGCGCCACCTGGTTCGCGCCGCTGGCAATGCCCTCGACGCGCAGCTTGCCGGTCGCGTTGATGATCTTCTCGCTGTGCCCGACGATGAGCGACGGGCTGTGGTCCTTGAAGATGGGGCGCGCCTTCGCGCTGATCTTCATGCCATCGAGGTCGACAACGACCGGATCCTCGCTCCACCAGAAGCGCATGGCGCCGCCGTTGTAGGCGTCCATGCGGAAGCGGCGCGGCTCCTTCTTCTCGCCATCGGCGGCCGCGACGAGCTCGATGCCGCCGGCGTCGTCCGAGATTCGGTCGCCGGTGCGCAGCGTGAACACGTCGCCGGACCTGCCGCTGGCCATCAGCCGACGGCGAATGGCGTCCGCGTCGACGAGCTGGTCGTCGTGCTTCTTGCCGTCGGCGTGGAGCATGAACGGGATGCGGTGCGACATGGGCGGTTTCCTCAGTCGGCCGCGCCGGCGTCGGCTTCGCCGGCTGCGACGTGGTTCTTGATCGCGTTGCGGACCTGGACGCGCGTCCGCTGCGGCAGGTTGTCGAGCACCGCCACGCGGTTCCGGAGGTCGGCCAGCGACGTCGCCGCGGCCACCGCCGCCTTGAACGACGTGATCCACTCGCGCAGCGTGTTGACCTCGTCGAGGACGAGCAGTGCCTCGGCGCGCAGCAGCAGGAGCGCGCTTTCCTTGGCGCTGTCGAACGCCGCGGCCGCCTTGGCGCGGATATGGTCCACGCGGTCGGGGAAGGTCGGCTTGGTCGCCATGAACGCGCGCCACGCCTTGATGTGCTGCCGGGTGTGCGCCCGGTACTCGGCCTCCGTCATGCGCACGGCGCCGGCCGTGACGGGGTCCGTGTCCTCGCGCTCGATGACCTCGGCGGGCCACTCGGCGGGGACGCCGGCGGGCTTGAGGTTCGCAGCGAGCGAGCCGTACGTGATGACGTCGAGCACGCGCGTCATGGCGTGACCACGTTGATGAAGCACTTTTGCGTGGCGCCGGAGAGGTTCTTCACGCGCGTCGTCGTCGGGGACAGGCGGCGCACGCCGAACTGCGCCGATCCGGCGTAGGCCCCGACCGTCGCCACGTCATAGCGCGTGGCCTCGTCGTAGTTGATGCTGATGCCGCTGACCGACGGCGATGTGGATGCGTTCGTGGTGTGGAGACCACAGGCGAAGTCGAGATAGGTGTCGCCGCTGCCGATCGCCAGGTTGGTCAGCCCAGTCTGCACCTCGGCGGCGGTGTTGCCGTTGGCGATGTCCGCGAGTCCGCCAGCGTGCGTCGCCCACGCCGTTCCGTTCCACTTCTTCCACGTCGCGCGATCGTCGAACGAGACGAGCCACCGGATGCTCCCGCCCGCCGGGGTGGTCTGCGTGATCGTGCAGGAGTTGATTTCGATGACCGCGGAGCCGGGAGTTTGCAACGGGATCTGCGCAGCGTCGTCGGTGTGGACGTAGTACCACGTGCTCGTCGGGTATGACGCGCTGTTCTCATAGAAGAACAGCTCTCGGATGATCCGCTCCTTGTTGCTGCCCGTGTTGTTGGGCATCGACAGTCGATAGTGAAGATACGACCCTGGCGCAGTGACCGTGTACGACGTGGTCCCGTTCGTCACGTTCCCCGAGTTGCGGGTGTCGAGATCAGTCCACGCCGACCCATCGTTCGACCCCTGGAGCTTCCAGGCTTCGGGGTAATAGGTCGATCCGTACCCGGCGTTGGAAAACGCCTTCATCACGTAGCTGTGGACGGTCTTCGCTGACGCGAAGTCGTATCTCCACCAGATGTCGGTCCCGGTGGGAAGCATGTTGCTGTCCCACGCCTTGCCTGTCGAAACGTCATCGACTGCCCGGAAGGCGTCATAATCGCCTGACGTGTTGAACCGATGGCTCGCCGACGCCGTTCCGCTTGTCGCGGACGCGGACGTGTGAACGTCAATGAGTGACACCGGGGAGCCGCCGCCGGTGTTGTGCAGGCGCACGAGCCCGGAATCGAAATCCGTCCCGTTCGTGGCGTCCTCCTGCACATACTGCGACTCATCGGCGAGGTCGTAGTCGATCGTCGCGTTCGTCAGGCCCTCTTGGTGAGAGTCGATGAAGACGTTGACCAGGAGTTGCTCGTTCGTGACAGACGGATGCGTGACGTCGACCGTCGCGCCGTTCGCGAGCGTCACCGGCGAGCCCGCGGGCTGGGAGAAGGTGACGCTCCCACCGCCCGAAGGCGTCGCGCCGACGACGGTGTTGCCGACGCGCTTGAGGAACTCGCCGTCGGCGATGTTGCCGACCGTCAGGTCCATGGGGCCGCTCGCCTCGGTGATGACGTTGGACGGGCCGGGCGCGCCGTCGGCACCATCCGCCCCAGCCGGCCCCTGTTCCCCCTGCGGGCCCGCTTCGCCGGCGGGACCCTGTTCGCCCTGCGGACCCTCCGGACCGATGAGCGACGCCAGCCACGCGGCCTCGTCGCCGACGAAGCCCTCGGCGACCGCGACCTCGTAGGCGCTCGCGCCGTCGTCGCCGGCGGGCCCCGTCTCGCCCTGGGGGCCGGCCGGACCGGTCTCGCCGGCGGGGCCCGCGGGGCCCTCGGCGCCGGGCGCGCCGTCGGCTCCTGCCGGGCCGGCGGGGCCTTCGGGTCCGGTCTCGCCCTGCGGGCCCTGCGCCCCGGCGGCGCCGTCGTCGCCCTTCGCGGCCAGCAGGTCCCACGCGACCGCGGGCGGCGCCTCGCCGGTGGTGGGCGCGGTGGCGACGTAGCTCGACCCCTCGTGCTCGACGGCGTCGCCGACCTCGTAGGCGGTGAGCTCCGACCAGGCGCCCTGCCAGGTGAAGCCGTCGCCGCTGACGCCCGAGCCGGCGGGTCCCTGCGGGCCGGTCGCGCCCTGCGGCCCGGCCTCGCCCGGCTCGCCGCGGCGCGCCAGGAGGTCCCACGCCTCCGACGGCGGCGCGTCGTCCTGCGACCGCGCCAGCGCGATCCACGACGAGCCGCGGTGCTCCACGGCGTCGAGCCGCTCGTACGTCTCCGCGGCGTCCCACGGGCCGCGCCAGCGGATGCTCCGGCCGTCCTCGCCGCGGTCGCCCTTCGCGCCCGTCAGCCCGGCGGGGCCGCGAGGTCCCACCTCCCCACGAGGCCCGACCTCTCCGGTCAGTCCTCGCGCCCCCGCCGGGCCTTCGGGTCCGCGATCGCCCTGCAGGCCCCTGGGGCCGGCGGGTCCGCGCTCGCCCTGCGGACCGCGCTCGCCGGCCAAGCCGCGAGGACCGGCGGGGCCGACCGGACCGGGCGTCATCTCACGTGCGAGAGCACGCTGCGCCTTAGCCTCGGCGGCTCGGGCCACCTCCGCGGCACTGAGCGCGATGGAGGCCGTGGCGTCGAGACGGATCTCGTCCACGTCGTTCATTCGACCGAGCCCTTGGAGAAGCGCTCGGCCGCTCGGGCGAGACCGGACAGAGCCTCGGCCTTTGCGCGAGCCATCGCCTTGGCGTCCTCGTCGTCGGCGTCCTCTTCCTCGTCCTCGGGCTCCGGCTCATCCTCGGCGGGCTTCGCCGGCGCGGCCGCGGGCATCGAGGCGTCGGCGGGATGGCGCAGGCCGAGCGCGCGGAACTTCGCGACCTCACGCGCGATCTGCTCGGCCTGTTCCTCCCAGTCCTTGCCCTGCTTCGCCCATTCCTCGGCGTGCGTCGAGCAGAGGTTCGCGAGGCGAGTGCCCTGCGCGTTCGCCTCCTTCTGCGGGTCGACGTGCTCGGTCCCGTCCCACATCCACTCGTGCGACCAATCGGCGCCGATGCGGCGCAGCGTCTGCGGCAGCAGTCCCTCGATGAGCACGGCTTCGCGCGCCCACGCGCGGAAGATCCGGTCGAGCACCTGCGCGCGCATGCGCTGCCGCTCGACCTTGAGCGCGCGGAAGTAGGTCTGCCAGTCGAGCCGGCCGGACGCGTAGTTGTAGGACGACGAGTTGCCGGCCGCGACGTTGTACGGCATCGACATGCAGCGCGCGATCTCGCCGAGCAGCTCGCGCTTGAAGTCGGAGTAGGTCGACGTCGGGTGCTCGGCCTTGAACTGGGTCATGTCCCAGCCGGCCGGCAGGGTCATCATCATCCGGCGCGCGATCTCGACTTCATCGAACGGGTCGGCGGCGGCCGCCTCGCCGTCGGGCGGCGTCGAGGTCTTCAAGATCGCCGCGAAGTCGGCGGCCGTCTCCGCCGCGGCGATCGTCGCCAGCGTCCAGCGGCGGAGCTGCGCGAAGAGCGCGAGCGCCGGCGTCAACTCGGGGATGCCGCGGCGCTGGCCCGGCCGCTCGGCGAGGAAGTAGTGCAGGACCTGGTCGGCCGGCACGAGCATCGACTGGCCGAACGCGCCGAGGCCGGAGCCCGGGTGCTCGCGGAGCACCTCGTACTGGACCGGGTTCCCGTGCTGGTCGAAGCGGATGCCGTCGACCTGGTTCGGCTCGAGCGCCAGGACGCCGGGGCTCGCCACCTGCTCGGCCTCGATGAGGCGCAGGTCGAGGCGGACCTGCACGTCCGCCGGGATGCCGTCGTTCGCGATCAGCAGCGCGAAGCCCTCGCCGTCGACCGCGCGGGCGGCGCGCAGGGTCCGCAGCTTCTCGGCGAGGTCGATCGCCTCGGCCCAGGCGGAGAACGCGCCCTCGACCCGTGAGGCGTCGGCGCGCGGCAGGCCGAGCATGCGCACGCGGACGCACGTGCCGACGGCGTCGTTCGCCAGGGTCGAGACGATGCCGCGGGCGTAGGAGTTGTTCGCGACCTCGTAGCGCGACCGGTTGCGCAGGATCCGGCGCACGCCCGGCGAGGCCGCGGCGTCGGCCGACAGCGCGTCGGCCATCGCCCAGTGCTTCCGGTTGTCGGCCGTCGTCTGCGCCGCGTCGTACTTCGCGCGCACCCGGCGCGGGATGACGACGGCGGGCTTCGGTTCGCGCGCCGGCTTCGGCGCCGCGGCCTTCGCCTTCCGGCGGCCGCTCACGCCGAGCCGCCCGGGACGATCTTCCGCAGGCGGAAGCCCGGCACGCCGTTGGCGGCCGCGCGCTTCTCGGCCGCGTAGCGGTCGAGGGCGATGATCTCGTCGGCGCTGCGCTCCTCGAGGGAGCCGCTGTCGCCGGTCGACTTCTTCGGTCGGAGCGCCGCCTCCGTCAGGTCATCCGCGGAGACGCCGTCGGAGTCCGAGTCGGGCATGGCCGACTGTACGTGTCGGGCTCGTCAAGTTGGAACCGCGAAGATGCTACAACGGCTGTGCCGCATATCGATGCATGTCGATACGTCGAATCAGCGGATGCGCCTCGGCGAGCCGTTGCGATCGCCGGCGCGCGTGCGTAGGGTCCGCGGCTGTAGCCTTCGCGGCTGTCGCGCCATCGTGCCGGCGGTCGTGCATCGCCCGGGGAAGCGAACGAGCCTGCGCCCTGCGCAAGCGACCCCACGACAGCCCCGGCCTAGCGGTCGGGGTTCGTCGTTTCGCGAGAGGCGGCGGCGGTCGCGGCGCGGCAGATGGCGAGCGGCGCGGTGTCGGCAGACGCGGCCTTCTCGATGTCGTTGCTGTAGACGCGAACGATCCATCGGTCGTCGGCGTGGGCCTCGATGGTGGTCCCGTAGAAGTCGATGGCCCGCAGCCGCTCGACCACCTCCCACGCATCGGCGATGCGCGTGGACGGCTGCCAGTCCGCCGCCGGCCGCGTCCCGCCGTCGGGGCTGCGCCACCAGGTCCGGCCGCCGAGCGTCTCGCCGCGCCAGCCCATGACGAGCTCGGCGACCAGGCGGTCGAGGCCGCGCCCGGCGGGGAGGTCGGCGGTCGGGATGGGATCGGGCATGGCGGGGTCCTACCGGTTGCCGACTCAGGCGGAACGCTTCTCGCGCGCCGCCCGCTGGAGCGCCGCGAACGACATCCGGTCCGACTTCCCCGACGGCGGCGCGGTTCCGGGGCGCCCCGTCGCCTTCGACGTCGGGGCCGGCGGCATCCCCTGGATGGACGCCGCGACGGCGCAGCCGGTCAGCACGTCGAGGAAGTGGTTGTCCGGCCGGCCCGGCTTCATGCGCCACTCGTCCACCGTGCGGCCGCGGCCCGTCGTGCGGACGCGGTGCTCGGCCGTGACCTGGTCGGCCAGCATCCGGTGGCGGTTCGGGTCCTTGCCGAACAGCGTGAAGTTGCCGGCCTCGCCGGGCGCGGTCAGGAAGCGCGCGGCGAGCCAGGACTTCCACGCGTTCGTGTCGTAGATGACGGCGCGCAGCCCGCGCTTCGCCGACCGCAGCCGCCAGTTGTGGCCGATCCGCTCGCCCGGCAGGCGCTTCCACTCGCTCATGGACTGCGACGCTGCGCCGACGCCGCGGCCGTGCGACGGCAGCAGGAGCGCCGCGTGCGGCGAGCGCCGGCAGAAGTCGTACACCACGTCCGTCGACTGGCCCCAGTTGGCGTCGATGAGCATCCGCTCGATGCGCAGCTCGGCGCCGGTGGCGCTGCGGAACGTCCGTCCGAACAGCTCGCCCGTCAGCGCCTCGAGACCGGCGAAGAGCTGCGCCTCGAGACCGCCCTTCGTCTTCTGCGCGAGCGTGATCTTCGCGTCGCGCAGGGTGAAGTACGGCCGCGCCTGGTCGGGATACGCGCCGTAGTCGACGGCCGATCCGTCGCACGAGTCGTCCCACGCGCACACGCCCCACCAGAGCACCGTCCCCGAGACGTCGATGAAGCCGGTCACGCGCTGCACCCACGGCGGGAGCACGCCCTGCGGCAGGCCCGACAGGCGCGACGCGACCAGGTCCGGCGTCAGCTCTTCGTCGGCCACGTTCGCGTCCGGGAGCGGGTCGTTCTGGTACTCGGCGAAGAACGCGGCCTCGTCCTGCAGGCGCAGGTTCATCGCGTTCTGGATCGCCGACAGCTCGTCAGGGTCGAATCGCGCTGGCCAAGCCACCTTGGCGCCAGCGTCCATCGCCTCGCGGTTCTTTCGGTAGAACTCCGTCGCCGCGCTGATCGAGCCCGTCGCGCGCAAGCTGTCGCCGCGGATCCGCGCGTACTCGTCCCACAGCTTCGCGTTCGTCGGCCAGGCGTAGACGAGCTTCGTCCGCTCGCCGTTCCACTCCGGGTTCTTCTGCGGGTCGAGGATCTTGTCGGCCATGTCGCCCGGCTTGATGACCGTGCACGGCATCACGCCGGCGATCTTCTTGCCTGGGCCGGCGAGGCCGAGGACGGCGCCCTTGAGCACGGCGAGCCGCGCCTGGCACTGAGACGGCGACTTCGCGGACTCGTCGGACTGGGGGTCGTCGATGATGACCAGGTCGGGGCGGACGCGAGAGCCGTCCGGGCGCTTGTAGGCCATGCCTCGGATGCGCCCGGTGATGCCCGCGACCTGAATGATCGCGCCGGTGCTCGCCCGACTGCGGTCCGGGTTGCGGATCGTCGGGAGCACCAGCTCCTTCGCCGTCCAGCCGATGCGCGTCGAGACGCCGTCGCAGAGTTGCCCGCCAGCGCGGTGCGCGATCCCCTCCAGGCAGCGGATCGGATAGCACACGGCCGGGAAGTCGTCGAGCAGGAGGTCGTTCGTCTCGAGCGACGTCTTGATCGAGTCGAGCATCAGAGCCGCCGCACCCTCGTCGGAGCCGATGATCACGACGTAGGAGCGATGACCGAAGAGCGCGGCCCACATCGCGGCAGTTTCAGCGATCGAACTCTTGCCGGCGCCTCTGGGCATGGCCATCGCGAACAGCCCGCCGAGCAGGACCGCGCGTTCGATCTTCGCGATCACGCGCAGGTGGTCGTCGCTCCAGCCCAGGTTGAAGATCTCCGGGAAGTAGACCTCGCAGAAGGCGCGGAAGCTCGCCGCCGCCTCGGCTCGGCGCCCCGGGTTGACGACCTCCGGGATGGGGGCGATGTCGCGCGCGCCCGTCGAGACCAGCCGCTTCCGGGTCGCCTCGCGCTTCCGGCGCTCGAGCAGGGCCTGCTCCTGCTCCTCCGCGGTCCGTTTCGGCGGGGGCGGCGGCGGGGGTGGCCGAACTTGCGTCGACC